TCTGACCAGCTGAAGCAGCTTCAACTTGGTACATAGCAATAGTAGCTGTAGTTTGAATGCTTTGATTAAGTTGGACAACAACACCTGGTGTGAAAACACCTGATGTTACATTACCCAACTGGTTTTGCAAGTCAATGTTCTGCTGTGAACCGTTCTGAACCACAACGTTGAAAAAGTCCAGTTTTGGACCTGCCATCTGCACTAGTGCAGCAGCAGTGATAACGCCTTGTTGTGGGCCGTTGTTGATGTCTAATGCGTATACTGGTTGTGCATCACCATTTGCGGGTGGAAAATATGCCATTTTAAAGCTCCTTGGTTAAGTGGGAATGTTTCGTCCCTGCACTTATTTATACCAAAAGTCAGAAATCGGTCAGTACCTATCCCAATTCAGGATTGTTTTTAGCAAAGTTGGCAGCACTGAATCGCATGCGATCAACAAATTTCATGCCCTGACCCACATATCCTTCGTGCCCGGGTTCGTTGTTGATGCTGGCCTGCACTGCCTGTGACTGTGAATCCAATTGACGCACCAGTTGATTTTTAAGACTGGACACTTCAATGAATGCTTGGAATAGTGCTGCTACTGCCTGTTTGTTTTCGGTTGCCCATTCAAAAATTCTCGGAGCTTTGGCAGGTTCTTGTTGTTGTATCCACGACCCAAACCCGCTTACCAAGTTGTCATAGCTGCCGCCGCGCACACGACTGTTGATGTAAGTTTTAATCAAGGCAGGAAAATTGCTGATCTTTCTTGCACGTAATTCGGTAGGATCAAACAAGCGATCCATGGCAGCACCATACTGAGAAAGCAAACGGTTGGCATCTGCTACTGTTTTGGCATCTAATTTGATTGTTCGAGGATCTTTGAGACTGGGATCTAGTATAAGAAGCCCTGGACTATCTGCCAATGCTGCAGCACGAATGGGTTCAGCTGGTGCACCCGGTGCAGATAAACTGGTGTGTATGGCAACCGCGGCTGTGCTGTCGGCGATCTTTTTGCCCAGATCAGAATCCACAGGCACAGCATACTTGACAGTGTTGGGCTGGAATACCCATTGATTGCCAATACGCTGCGGAGTAGAAGAATAAAGTAAATCACCTTGTATGTAACCGCGAAAGTCTTGCGGAACTGCTCGGCGCAGCATAGGAAACAGGCGTTGATAAATGGCAACCAGTTCGCCACGTTCGCCGCCACGTTGTGCCATTATCTTGGCAATGTGTTCTGGGCTTGTGGCCAAGCCATCGTAGCCCTTGGCCAAAAATCCCGACTTGTCAGTCAGCACGAATTCACCTGAAGGTTTTCGCCCAAAGATGATGGCAGGTTTTCCATCCCATTTAACAGTGGTTTCTTGTGGACGCTGGGCTGCTGCTACAATGCCAGCAAGTGCTTGTTTAAGGCCGGCACTGGGACGTTGGTCAAAAATCATGTCCTCGGGGTGCTCAATGCGTACACCTTCTACAATGACCTGCATACCTTGGTTCACTATACGATCACGCAGACGTGCCATCATGCTGACTTCGTTGTATTCGGTGTATAATTCTGTGTTTTCTTTTACTAGCCCATCATCAAAAGGAATGCCTTCGCGTTCCATGTGTGCTTTGAAATCTGCAATTTTTTGTGGCTTTTTGGGATCTGCTTCCAGTGCTCGCATGACTGCTTCTACGCTGGACAAATCTGCAAGAGTAGCATTTGGGCTCAATAGCATCTTTGCCACTTGTGCCGGATCGTCAGTTATTAATTCGTTGGTGGCACGATTCATTATGCCGTCGTTTTGATTCAACTTGTAACCCAGGCTCTTGGCCATGCTGTTCAGCATGATGTTACGCAAGGCACCTTTGTATCGGCTAGCAGGATCATTGCTTAATACAAACTGTGTCCAGCGTGGCTTGTTGCTGAACATGAAGTCTGTTTGCACAAACCCGTTCGCAGGGTTGCCGCCAATGGCTGCAAAGAAGTGTACCGCTGATCCAGTTTTTTTGATGTAGCGAGCAGGATCTACTTTTTGTTTCTGCGTCCAGACTGTTAGCACTTGTGTCAATTGATCTTTTGACATTTCCCCTGCATCAACAGACAAATCCAAGTCACCAGAGTCTGCTTTTCGTCCAGTGGATCCTAACCATTTAACAGGACTGCCGTCGGCAGCTTTTTCGCTGGTTAAATCCAGTCCAGTAATGCCTTCCAGCCATTGCACAGTGGGCATGACGTCAGCTTGTTTAATTCTTTGCGTGAGTGGTGTCCCGGTGGAGTCTTTAAATACATTACCGCCTTCGTTTATATTCATATTTTTCTCTGACTTCTAAGACTTTCATTGGTGCCAGTTGCTAATCTGTCTCGATCATCAATTATTTCAAAATCTTTTATCAATTGTGCTCGTTGCGCAGGTGTCATCATTTCGTACGATTTCAACAACTGCGAATTATTCATTGCAGGACCAGGCTCTGCAGCCGGAAGTGGTTTTGCTGCTGTAGCTGATGTAGCAGCAGCAGGAGTACTCGAAATAGCAGCCCCTGAGGTAGCTGGGGTAGCTGGGGTAGCTGGGGTAGCTGGGGTAGCTGGGGTAGTTGCGCCAGCCGCAGGAGTGTTGACTTCAATATTCATAGCACCAAAGATATCTTGTATTACATCATCAGATATATTATTACTACGTAGTATGGTGGCAATAATGCCACTGTCAGTGGGACGTCCAGCATATTCCCAATGTTTAAGTAGTGCTGCCGGATTTATTTGTTTGTTGGTAATTTTTTGTGCAAGTTTGCCACCTACGGATTTGATTTTATCCCATGTAGGACCTTCGGTAAGTTGACCACCCGCAATGGCAAATATTTCACGTATTTCTTTGTTGGTTAGTCTGGTATAACCTTCCTTAACCTGAGGAGCAGGAGCAGGAGTTTTAGCTGCTGGTGCAGGTGCTGCAGATGCCCCGGCTATGCCTCCTTGTACAGCCGCAGTAAGTGTTGAAGAAATTTTAGCAGCTACTTCCTTAAAATTAGCGGCATTAGCTACTGCTTGATCATATAATTTTTGATTATTACCAGCTATCTCTTTCACTGCTTGTCGCACTTCTGGATTATCAACTATAGCTGTAACTTCCTTCCAGTATCTATCAGCTCCAGCCCAATTGCCAGCATCAATATACTTTTCAGTTTGATCTATAAGTAATTCTAATTTAGGAGCTAATTGGCTAGGAATTATTATTCCACGAAGATCACCAAAAAAGAATCCAGGATTGTTACCACCAATCCTGATGGACGTCCGTCTAAAACCGAGTTGGGTAAGCTGTGTATATCCTGGTATCTGTCTAGCAACAACCTCGATGTTTCCAAAATAATCACCTAGTGCAGTTATGCCGGCGCCTAAGGCCCCGCCAATAGCAGCCGACTTGGCGCCTTTGCCCACAGCAGTTGATAACTTCTCGCCTTTCAGCAACTCTGTTGCACCACGTAATATTTGACCAGCAATGGCACCACCTGCTGGACCTGTGGTGAAGGCTGCTACTGCTGTTAGTGCACCTATCACAAAGGCTGTCTTGCCGGGGTTGGCCTTGGCATATTGACCCAGTTGATCAATCACAGCCATTGTTTTGCTGTCTGTGCCTAATTTGGCAGAAATCTTTTGTTTTAGATCTTCAAACTTCTGATCAAAATATTGAACAGGCGCAGTGGTCTGCAAGTATCGACCTAGTCCGTCAATGGCTTTGTTTACAGCACCAGCAGCAGTGCCCACAGCACTGCCCACTGCCTTGGTTGTATCTACAGCCTTACCAATTGCAGTACGACCAACACCGCCCTGAGCTGTTTGCTTTTGCTGGGCCTGTTGGAAAATTTGTTGTATTTGATCTGCAGTAAGAGTGGTTTCAAACAAGGGGCGCAGGTCTCGCACCATGCCTTCCACTATGTGACGTTGTTCACGTGTGAGATCGCGGCATACACTTTCAACAAGTGTGTTTGATTTTCTAGCGTGGTTAAGTTCAAATATCTGCATCTGTGCGCCTTACTGTTCGTGTAAATTTCTTAGCATCTTTGTCGCGAATTGCATTCAGCAATTTTCTTATCAAGTTGTCTGCTTGCTCAGGACTATAACTTGATTCGATCTGTTCTATTAGACGTATGGCACTGGCAATGACATTGTCAGCGCGAGTCTCAATAATATAGCGTCGATCACGGTCCGCATTTTTTTCTGTGTATAATGCATCTAGTTCTTCCAAGATGCTGCGAGTGCGTTTTTGCATGTTTACCAAGACCCTTTCAATTATTTAGCAGTAATACAGCGCATTAAGCCTGTTTGATCTGGCCCAGCAGTTGCCTGAGTTTGGTGCCTTGTACGTCTGCTGTGACTTTAGCTGTGTCCATATCTTCGTCGGGTTTGGCAACTTGGCTACGAGTCTTGATAGAGTCCATGATGCTGCTACGCGGACCTTGCTGATTAGTATCCTCTCCGTTGTCAGTAATGCGCATGGTTTCGATATCGTAGTCCAGATCAACCTTGTTGCCAACGCCCTGACTGCTACGACTTTTCATGCACTGCATTTGATACTTGCCTCGCTCTCGCATGGCTCTAGATGTAAAAATACCAAACACAAAGTCAGCTGTATTGATCTTGGATATGCCACCGGCAATGTGGCTATGATCAAACTCAATTTCTTCTACTGCACTACGGTTCAACTGACTTGCTGTGACCATTAACACCTTGAGTTCAATGGCCAAGTTACGCAGCTCTTCTGCTGAATACTTGTCCTTGATAAACTGATCATTGGGATTGACTTTTACAGTGACCGGCATGATCAGGTCCAGATAATCCACCATGATAAAGTCGATCTTGATGCCGGTCTGTATCTGTACTTCTTTGATGTAGGCACGCATGTCGTTTACATTGCTTTGTGCTGGCAAGGCCTTGATGCGATAGTCGCCAAACTTCTTGCCCATCATTTTTACTTTGAGCTCTGTTTGTCCAATATCTCTACGAATGTCTTTGGTACTGGTACTGGTCAACATGGCGTCTGTACGCAGAGCAACCAGTTCTTCATTCAATTCCAATGTGATGTAAACACCACTCAATCCTTGGCTCAACCAGTTTAAAGCTATATTCATCATGACCAGGCTCTTGCCCGAGCCAGAACCTCCAGCAAAAATGTTCAGTTCGCCTCTGCTGAATCCGCCATACAAGATACGATCCATCTGTGGCCATCCGGTTGAGACCTGACCGCCTGAGTTGAAATATCGGTTGAGTCGATCACTAGGGCTGTCAAAAT